TACTGTTCTTATGTAGTAGCCTATTGAATTGCTATTTGCAGATGCTAATGAGCTTGGTAAAAATCCAGTATTTCCATATCCGTTTGTTCCGTTTGGTAAAACTCCATTACTACTATGTGTAAGACCACCATTCCAAGTTATTTGATAAGCCGCAGTATTCATAAAGTTATATGAATGCTTACCCGCAGTGCCACCTACAAACGGATACAAAGCCTTCATCTTAGAAGTTAGTCCATAGGTAGTTAAGTCACTCTCAAGTGTATTCAACGCACCTAAGATAGTCAAGTCCGTTTCTCCCGTAGCAGCTATCCAAGCAGTTGTTAGTGTGCCATATGATGGCCCACTTGGCTGCACTAAATATGGATTGATTATCATACTCTTGTACCTATGATAGTAACTTTCAAACCTTTTGCTGTGCCATTGCCAATTTGGTCAATGTCAATAGTTATCTCAGCATCATCTGCTAGTGCAGTGTCAGATATAACCGCTGGTGTTGCAGCTGTTGTAGATGTCTTTTCAGTGTTGTCTATTGTCAACTTTGTTGATAGGATACTTGTCCCACCTTCATTGATGTCAACAGTGAAGATACTACCTGATGCTTGAGCAGTAGAAAGTGAAGCTCTCACAGCAGTAACTGTCATAGCATAAGGCATTCTGAAAGTAACCTTTGCAGTACCTGTAGTTAAAGCTGTAGTTTCATCCGATGCAGCCACCTGGATCTCAGTAGGCAAACCACTCTGAGCAAATGTTTTAATGTTGGCACCAGTTACACTGCGTGATGTGTATATACCGCCACCAGCTGACTGAGAAATCTCAAGTAAATCTGTTGCTGCTAGTGCTGCGCCTTTGGCCGTTAAGCCTGATAAGTCAATAGCTGAAAATTTGCGAGCTCCAGTACATCTGATCATTGCTCCAGCTTTTACTGCTGTGCCTGGTGTAGTTATTAACTCAGCTTTGATGTCAACACCACCTACCTTGATGCTTGCAAATACAGTGTCCTCAAGGACAAAGATTGCATCATAAACTATTGTCTTTTCTGTAGTGTCATTCACTATCAATGTTCCCTGACTCGCTGTCAGTATCTCTTCCCAAAGTGCCATATTTATTCTGTTGTTCTAGTTAAATTATCTTCCGTTATTCTTGTCTGAGCTCCAGCTGTAAACTTGCCTTCTGTCTCTCTGAAGTTAGTTTTATCAGGGAGATAAGGTATCTCTATATCAAAAGTTTGGATACTCTCTCCTTCTATTATGCGAATCAGTTCCACTAATGTAGTGTTATCCTTTCCACTATCAAAGTCTGATACCTTCTGAAGTCTATAGATTACACCATCAATGTTGATGAGCTCCTTAAAATTAAGCATGTTAATCATGCTGTTATCTATCTTGATGTAGCATGTTAATAACTTCCCAAACCTAGATATCACCTCCTTGATGTATCTCTCATGATAATGGAATAAGTTATTGGTAGTATAGGCCGCATCTTGATAGAATACATATTCAGGCACCCCGAAATTAAAGTCAAAGGTAGGTGATGTCAAGCTATTCAGATGGCCCACATACGGATATGATCCCTCAGTAGTGGCAATACCATCCTCATCAATATATTGCCATGTAGCTGTAGTCATTGGTCCTAGCTGCACAAGGAATGGCTTGCCCTTCTTGATAGCTATAGCTGAAGTACCATCTTGCTCAGTCTTGACTTGGAATGACCTTGGCACAATAATATTGGTGAAGGTACTCTCATCTACTGGAATATTCACCAGCAGCTTCTGTGAGAATGGCAGCTTGAATTCAGTTGTATTCTTAGCGAATTGATTCTGTGAATCTAAGCTGAATGCACCATACTGCTTCCTGACATCTTGTGCATAGTAGAAGTTATAATAGTCATCATCTTGCTCAAATACAAAGTTGTATGTGTTGCTAGCAAAGTTGATTGTAGGTGTCACCTTGTAATCTCTGCTATAGTCAACTAGATGAGTCCAATTCAAGGCATCAGCTGATGAGTTATAGAAGTCATCCATTGGCTCAATCTCAAGGATGGTGTTATCATTCACATTAGGCTTGACATATAGATTAAATGCCGTAGTAATTCCCTTAAAGAATGTGGCGCAGTCCATTGTTGGCAGAAAGTTATCAATCAAGATAGTTCCTCCTGGCTCAAGTGATTGCTCAGATAATACGATGTTGAGATCCGCTGTGTTGCTTGTGATGTTGGTATTCAATAAGAAAGTAGTAGGAATGTCATCAGCCTCAACAGATGAATCATAAACTACCCATATTAATTCAAACTTGAGCTCATCATTGAAGGTCACAAATACATCTCTGATATAGTCAAAGCTGATAGTAGCTGAATAGTCACCAGTACCATTGTCAAAGGCTCCCTGATATACATCATCTTGAGATATCACAAATCCATTCTTAGATATCTTCAGTACCAGCTTAAACCTAATCCATGTATCCACAAGATTGGCTCCGGTGATTGTAAAGTCAAGATTCAAGTCATGATCACCAACATAGTTGATTCTCATGATGCCCTCAGTAGCTGATACAAAGCGCATGAATGTAGCAGCATTCTCAATCTGTCCAGCTGGATCAGATGTCACTGTAGCATTATAGGGATCGTATGAATAAGTGAATTGTAAGTCAGCTCTTCTATTGCCACCAAATACTAGATTCCACCCACTTGATAATGGTATGTTAGCATTAATAATGTGACCACTGGTACCATTGTCCTCTGTAGTATAGGCTGACAAGGCAAGTGAATCAGCAGCTGTGATTGTTGGCAATGATCCGCCTTCAAAGGCCATGAGCATTCTCTTGAATGTCTGACTCTCAAGGAAGGCTGATGACCAGCTGATGCCGCAGTAATCAAATGCCCTCTTCAGGATATCATAACAGAATACTTGTGGCGGAATATGCTCCACACCAAAGGCATCCACTGCTGGCCTATCATAGCCATAGTCAATCAGTCCATAGTAATACCCTAATCCATCCCAGTTGGCTCCAGTCTTGTTGCTTGTTGGTACACCATTCACCTGGATAGTTCCAGCCCATGAATTCTCTTGATTGGCCTTGATTAGTGTATGTGTATATTCGGACCATGACAGCTCATTGATTCTGATCTTGGATAGCAGTCCAATGTAGTCAATACTTTCTGATATCATGATGATAGAGAATCTCCACATGCCATTCATCCAGTTGCACTCAGTCAGCTGACATATACCATTGAACTGCAATAGACCTTGATCATAATACCTAGCTGTTGACTTTACAGATGGATCAAAGTTAAGAAATGCGCTTTGAGTATCTAATACTGGATCACTAGCTGATGTCATAAACACCTGATGCATTAGATATACATTCTTTTTGGTACCAGGCAAAATGATAGTCTTGGAATTATTCCCCTTCCTACTAGACAAATCTTTCACATCACTGATATTGTATGTCAATGGGAATGGCAGCCTCTCATCAAGGTCTACAAGTATGTCATTGATGTATAGCTCCATCTATCCTAATTGTGTCTGATATGTGTATGTTCTATCTATCTGAACAGCCTCTTGAATAAGACCAGCTTTTCTTCTTTGCTTTAATGTATAGTTAGCATTGGTCACGTTCACTGGCTCAAGAACCGATGATCCAAAATCCTTCTGAATATAAACCCTTGGTGATTCATACAGATCTCTAACTAACCATTGCTGTATGTCCTCATGAATCCAATCACTATTCAATAGTAGTTTATCACTCATTGACTTATTCACAGTCATTCTGTTGCCATCACTTAAAGAATATTCATAGTCACCAGCTTGCCATCTCCCAGTTCTTCTATTGTATCTTGTTGCCTCAATATCTGTTGAATGCTCTGATAATAAGTTAAAAGTGAATGAATCCCATGCACCAAACTTATTAAGCCAATGCAGTCTGTATCTTGGATAATTGCTACATGACTGATCGTAGTATATCTTATAAAGTTCAGAGTCCTTTGATGGTGTAGCATTTTGATATATCTCAATCGTATAATAGTAGCAATTAGTGAAATTACCTACAACCAAAGTTGTACCATTTACTAAGTTTTCAGGACCTACTTGAACAAGTGGTATAGTACGGTTATCTTTTATAAAGTCAGCTGATGCAATTACTGAATTGTTTATATCATATAAAACAGCTTCACCATACACTAAGTTCCCTGTACTATTGATTATGCTTAGATATTTATAGTCATAATATCCTACAAGATCTCTTTTATCTCTTGGGAATTCAGTCAAGAACAATCTAGTACCAGAGGCTTGCTCAATATTATAATCTTGATAATTCCATGACAACCAAAACTCTTGTCTAAAAGCTGCATTTAAAAATTCAATTCCATTGCTTGCCTCTGCTGATGCAATGATAACCTCAGCTGGTGTGCCATATCTCTCATACACTAATAATGAAAATGTTTGACTGCCATTCATCAGCTCTTGATCTAGTAGCAATGGATCTGGGAAGTTATTAACTATAATAGCTCTACCAATACTTGATAAGTCAAACTTTCCACTATCCCCATCTTCAGGGAATACTTGATGAGTTGAAATAAGGCCAGCATTAAGATAGACCTCTATTACAAATGAAAAGTTAGCTTGCCCAGTATTGTCTGATTCAAAAACAAATATTGTTGGATTGCAAATGGGATCCCACTGAGTAGGCTGACTTATAAATGTTATTGCCATGTTCTTGTATTTTTGGTGAATGATATTTCAAACATCAACCCAGTGACAGCAGCTAGATCATTTGCTATCCTATCAAGGACCTCATTGCTCATGACATTGGATGTGATATTGCGAGGCTTGATACCATACTTGTTCTTTGTAGCTGATGCTGATGCATAGGCATGACTCAGATCATATCCCTTCCATTGCTGTATTGCCTTTGCATGATTCTTTGAAACATTAGGATACTTAAAGCTGTAAGGTGTTTGAAATTTATTCTGTCCTACCGGATTGACACCCTCATCTTGAAACTTGTAGTACTCATCCGCTTGTATCTCAAATGACAATGCTCCAGTAGGAAAGTATACTACTGACTGAGCTAGTCCTCCAGTATTGTTTACGTTAGTAAGTATATACTCTTGGAATTGTGCTGTGACCTCATTGGCAAGACCTAGAATAAACTTCTCATAAGCTGTCTGAGGCTGAGTAAGTTCAGTCTGAGATATACCTAGTGAGTCAAGAAATTGCAGATCATCAGCCATGTCTTTGTAATATGTAATCTTGTTCCGCTTTCAACTTAAAGAAGTTCAGCCAAAACAATGTTTTTATGTATGGCTGACGCGTGATAGTGTCCACATCTTTGCCAAGCTCTTGCGCCAGCTTGAGGAGGATTCTTGTCCATGTAAACCATTCGCTGTCTCTAAGAGTTTCTGATGCATTGTCTGATTCTGATTCATCAGCCTCGCTGTCTGTATTCCCAAGATAGCGAGACTCCGCCTCTCTGATTCTCGCAAAAAAAAAGCGAAGAAGTTCAGAAATTCATCACCAGGGAAGGCCCTCTTAAATATCTCTTCTCTCTTTTTGTTTGGATTCTGTACCTTGCCCCTCTCATCCTCTTGGCAGTATTCCATGCCCTCCTCAATGTAGCAGATAGCCAATGCCTCACATGGTGATGAGCTGACATCCTCAATGAGCTTCATGTCAATGATCTGACCAGTCTCTATAGCACTAAAGTCCTTTTCAAATCTGTATCTCTTGCCTTCTATCTCAATGTATTCAGATGGCTCATTTGTGCTGTATTGTGATAGCATATTCAGAAGTACACTACTGGCATTCATGATGTCATCAATGTGAATCTTCCTAACCTTGTTGATTGGCAGTCCGGTGAATATGCTGACAAGCTGTGACTGAAAGTCAAGCATGTTGATCAGTGACTTATCTGTCTGCTGGATGAATGGTGCCAGCATGAGCCACTTAGTGAGCTGATCAGGTCTACATTCTTGGATTGTCTGTGGATAGTTTACATCAATGGTTTTCATGCTCTTAATATTTTGTATTGCCCTCTCTTACTGTAGTTCTTTTTACTATGCCATGCCAGTGCCAGTGAGATCACCCCATCATCATGCAGTCCACTTGGTGCAGAGTATTGTACTGACCTGGTATTCGGATTGTAAATATAAGTAAAATTCTCAAGCTCATCTATCAGCCATTGCTCCTCTATTATCTTGATCTCTGACTGTTCAAAGGCCAGTGCTAGATCCTCAATGATGATAGGCTTAGTCTTACTGGTAGTAGTGAATGGATTCACTAGATTACGCAGTCTTGATGACAGCATCTCATAGAAGATATCCCCTTGATTGTTGACCTCTATCAATGTGACTGCTTGATATTGCTTGATGATGTCTGCTACCTTGTCAATGATCTTGGACCACTCATCATGCCGCCACCTACCAACATATACCATCTGCCCTCTCTCATTCAGTATTGTCAACACTGTATAGTCATCTGCCCTACCTATGTCAAGTCCAGCGTAGCACTTGCCACCTCTCTCCCATGTTCCAGCTGACTGCCTCACGTTCTTGAATAGTCCGGATGCATTGTCAATGAATTCAGCCATGTATTCTTGTCTGAAGATATGATCAGGCAGTGACCGCTTTCTCTCCTCCAGCTCTTGTGGTGCTATCATTGGATTGTCATAGGATGTGAAGTGGATGTACTTGTATCTGTCATCATAGTTAGGCTGCATACACAAGGTATGAAAATGATTCTTGCCCTTTGGTGTTGAGATAAATATCACCTTCTTTCCCTTGACCATCACAGTTGCAGATAGCACCTCATTCCATAGCTCAGGCCTTGTGAAGGCCATCTCATCCACTACCATGAAATGAAAGGTATTCCCTCTGATATTGTCGGGCCGTTCACCACTAAAGAATTCTATTGATGATCCAAAGCCAGTTACCTTGAGATCTGATTTGTTGAATTCAAATAAACCACTGTTTTTTGTAGCTCTCTCAAGCTCTGCGAATACTTTCTTACCTTGCTTGTATACTGGTGTTACCCAAGCAATCTGTGATCCTGGATGATTGATGGCCCAGTACAGAAGCTGATTGATTCCTAGTAAGGTCTTGCCAAACTGCCTACCAATATTCAGAGCATAGTATTTCTCGCTGCCTTGATTGATAGCATTGTGGATATGCCTCTGATTAGGATGAGGTTTGTAACCTTTGATTGTACTCATTCATCAAAGTCAAAGTTATCAACATTTCTAGTCTCTACTTGCTGACGATCATGCATGCCTAATCTGTTCTTTGCGTAGAAGATTCCCTTGCCCTCATTGCCCACAATATCAACAGCTAAGCCTTTAAAAAGCTCATCTATTTTTTTAATAGTGTCAGATTTGAGTTTGTCATCAGAATTCAACCAAGTGTAATAAGTCTCTCTTACAATACTCTTTTCTTTCCTCACAATAGGAATCCATATTCTAAGGAAGTAATCTATAGTAGGTATATGCCTATCTAGTACCAGGACAATTTCTCCTTTATTGGATATCATTTCTTTCTTATGGGATATGCACTCTTCAATATAGATATGTGCTAGTTCCTCAAGGTGTTTTATGAATTCATCTGAGTATGCCATTATTTCAATTCATTAATTTTAGATTCTGCCCATGTCTTTGCTGCCTTACCACCCCATAGAAGGTATGAGATGTATCCACAATCTTCAGGTGTACCATTTTCATAGTAAGTCTCAGCTCTTGATAGATAGCTTATCATTCTTTTGATTGTGTCAATGGATAGCTTTTCTCTATTGCTGAGCTGCTGTGCTCTGACCTTTCCTACTTGTGTTGCACATCTGTTGCCTTGCTTTTCATTCAGCTCTATTCCTCTTCTAGCATTGTTCACTACAGCATCAGGATAGTCATTATAGCTATCTTGGAATTCTTGCTTTGCTCTTTGCCATGATGACTTGCATACTGGATAGCGTTGAGTAGATGGATATTCCTCTTTCATCTTCTCATCAGCCATGCATCTAGTGATGAATTCATTCTCTGACTCTGCTGGTCTTGGTTTAGGTATTGGCATCACTTGCAATATTTAGTGTAAAATGTATACGGCACCACCTTCATTTTTGCCAGGATCCATATCAGTGGCCTATAGGCTTTGAAGTTGTACTTCTCATATTTTGCTCTATCACCTTTGCGAAGGTTAATTAGTGCATTTATTTTAGATTCGTATTCCCCTAGCTTAGTCATATCAAACTCAGGCTTAATATCGAATAGCTCTCTAGCTTGTTGCTTTGTCAATCTGCCTGATCTAACTTGTGCAGAAAGGTATACTATTCTCTTGTCAATGCCAAATTTATTAGGCAGTAGAAAGCTCCCTACAAACTCAGTGTAAACATTCTCACAATGCTTGCCGCCATAGTCTTGCCATTGGATCAGTCGTTTCATTTCAGCCTCCATTGTCTCTCTATCGAATCCATAGTGGAAAGGCCTTACATTCTTGATGCCTTTCAGTGCATAGTACAGTTGGTCCTTGAATGTAAATAATGGATAATTAGTTAGCTCCGCTTGTGTATATGCCTTGTAAACTGATCTGATGTATTTGGCATCCATGTAAGTCCATGATGCCGGTGTTGATCCCTCAGTTCTGAAGTCATGACCATTGAGAATGTACTTGATCTTGTACTTGTGTGCAGTATCGTACATCAGCTTTGTCATTGCTATGTCATTGGGGATATCTGCATCCGGAAGTCCAGCGTAAAGGAATGCTTCATTGAGCTTATCGTATTCTGACTTGTTAACCTGGTAAGTGATGGCATCTACATTCAGTTTCTTGATGAGCTGTTGCATATTGTGGACAGCTTGTGGTGCATTCCAGTTGTTATCGAAGTGAATGACTAGCGGCTTGAGTCCCCAGTAACGCACAGCAGTGTACAATAGCACTGAGCTGTCAAGTCCTCCACTGATCCCCATGATGCAATCATATTTGTCAGCATAGCCATGCACTCTGATCTTGTTGAGCATATCATGCAGTCCTTGTGGATCTGATTGCTTCTGTAGCTCATCATGGAGATCACAGTAGTTGCACTGCTTACTACCTATGACAGCGAAGTCAGAAGTGAACAGGCATCTTTTACATTCTTTTTTCATGTTATAATTATTTGAAAATAGCTTTCGTTTGTATTGACCATGTGTACATTGTAATCAGCAAAGTCTATAGGTTTAATATTGTACCAAATATGTTCAGCATCACAATCTTCAGGCTCATCCAGTGGCAAAGATAATACAAGATATTTACAATGCTTCTTGCATTTGTCAATCACCTCAAATGGATTCTCAAGATGCTCTAGTGTTTCTGCAATTATAATCACATCGTATTGACTGGATGGCTCATCTGTTCTGATATCTAGCAGCTGAATGTGATCCGCTTTGTCAGCAGCTTTGTTGACAGCTATCATTGAGAAGTCTGATGCAGTATAGATGCAATCAAACTTACTCTTCAGATATTCAGCTCCTATACCGGTGCCACATCCAATCTCTAGGATAGTATTGAATTTTATTTGTTTTAGGATCTCAGACAGTTGCTCATAGATTATCAGCCTATCCTCCTCCACATCAACACTAGCATAGTAGTCATCCCAAAATACCATGCTGTTGGTGTTTATTTTATCCTTTACTCTCCGCATAGTTCATTTTGTAAATCATATATCTCAGGGAATGACTGAAGGAATGCAATCTGTTCTTTGCCAGTTATGCGTTCACTCTTTAACTTGCCAGTCCAATGATCCTCAAATTTATGTTTGTTCTCCCATTTATCTGTACTGATTGACAAGAATTGTATCTCATCTGCATCGAATATCCCAATGGATGCATCACTGATGATTGCTCTGAGCCACATGGCCCAATCAAGTCCGCTGTTCAATCTCTTGTCAAATGGCTGCCAGTTGATCTTATCAAGGAATCTATTTGATAGCATTCTGCCAATACCTATAGGCTCATAGGATCTAGGTCCTTTGCCATATCCAGTCCAGTTGACAAGTCTGATCTTATCATCCACATCAATGAAGTGACATCCTAGCTTTCCTACCATGTCAAACTCTTTGAGCTTATCTTCAGCCTCTTGGATGTAATT